ATATATCACCAGAAGGGAATTTATCACTAATACTAGCTACTCTTCCTGGTCCTGCTGCCATTTGGCATATATTCAATTGTGCATCACTACTATTAATAAAAAGAACCGTTCCTAGAGGAGAGCCTGATCTAGTGACATACCATCCAGCAGCAACAGTACTAGAACTTGTATTTTTAAATGTGCCGTTATATATATAGTTTGTAGCCGATTGAAAACCTATTTCTGTTTGAATTGTAGGATAGCCTTTTTTAACTATCTTAACTTGATCTCCGCCAATAAAGTGAACATTTCCTTCTACAAAAGGTTGTATGGTAATATTGTTTACAAATGTTCCAGATCCAGATACCGTTGGTACATCTGCAACTGTATATCTAGTATAATATAAAGTTGTAGCCATTTGATTCATAGGTAGTATATACCAATCACCATTTGCTTGAAATAATCTACAACCAAAAGATCTTATAATATTATCTAATACTGTATAGTAATCTAATCCTACAAAATCTCTTCTAAATTGATATGTTTGATTAAAAGGCTCATCACCTGCTGCATCACCTCTATCAAACATACCTTCCGCGTAGTAAGAGCATAAAGAGTAAAAGAATGACGTATTCTTAAACTGCAACTTATTTAAACAAGTGCCTATAATATCTAATAATTTTAGATTATCGTTAGTATTTTCAAAGCCATCAAAAAATGAATATCTTAACAAAGACAAACCATCAATGGCAATTATTGATACTTGTTGAGTACCACCAGCAAAACCAACTTCGGCATAATCATTAAAAAGAAATCCTTTCCATTTAACTGTACCTTCTATAACTAATTCAACATAATATTTTGTATCATCAAAGTCTAATAATTGTAAAAAATTAGCATAATCTGTTTCTGTAGATATTGTAAAAGTTACATTAAGTTCTGAAGATATTATAGTTGCAATAGGGTCTTCTTCTGAAGAGTTAGGTTGTAAAACAACAGATATAGCTTGATAGCTTGTTACAGACCCTACATAATCTTTTTCGTAAATATCTACTGCCAAGTCAACGCAATCATGCGTTTTTTGAATTATTGTATATTTTTTAACGTAAGCCATTATGCTAAACTAATGTTTTGTCCTTTAAGATTTGATGCCTTTTGTGCTCTATTTGTAGCCAATAATAAATCTTGTCCTCTAAGTACAAATGTACCACCATTGCCTCCACCAATCATTGACTTTAATTTATCTAATGGAGCAATAACCTCTGGATTGTTTTTAGCTCCAGGATATTCTCCTACAAGACCCATAGTTGGTCCAGAAACGATACCTCCATTAGCAAACTTTGTAGTCTTTTGTTGTGATATTTTACCTTTTAAGAATGTACCAGCAGCGACTGCCAAAATACCAGCAGCAATAGCTACACCTGGATTTAATGATTTAATTGCCTCCATTGCAGCAGACATCATAACACCATATTGAATTAATGCCTTACCAATATTTATTAAGGCATCGGCTAATATTGTTCCTAATTTAGAGAAATCAAATTTACCACCATCAGCCATATCGCCAATAGCTTCTCCGAATCCTACCAATAAATCTATCTTAAATTGGTCAAATACACCTTGTAACTTTTGGTTCAATTCCTCTATTGGATCAACCAAACCAGCCATTTTATTCTCAAGATTAGATATAGCTTCTGAATATCCTGTAGTTGCAGTACCAGCAGCTTCTAAAGCAGCTTTCTTTTCTTTAAGCTTAGAGATAGCCATTTCGTAAGCTTCTTTCTGAGCTCTGTAATTCCTTCTTGTAGCATTTAATGTTACCCCTAATTCATCCGTAACATTCTTTATATTTTCCTTATTAATATCAGCATTAATTTTTGCTAATGCTTCACCTATATTTTCTCTATTTTTTAAGATAATTTCAGCTATCTTTTTTTCATTCTCCTCAAATTCCTTTGTATTCTTTTCAGCTTCAGCCATAATAGCTCTACCATACTCTTGCTGGTTAACTATCATATCAGAATAAAAACCTGACTTAATGTTTTTAATTTCTTGTGCTGATGCTTTTTCAAAATTAGCTCTTTCAATAGCTATTCTTTCTTCTTCTTTTATAATAAGAGTACCATATTGGTAGAATACAGCTAAATTATCTTTATAAAGCTTTTGTTCTTTTTTAAGTCTTTCTAATAATGAAGTATCTTGATTTAGCTTTTTATTGTTACCATCTCCTTTATCTAACTCAAATGTAGCATTGACATTATAAATATCTTCATATTTTTTACGCTGATCACTTAAAACTTTATTTTGCTTTTCTAATTTAGAAATATTATCAGCAATGGTTGAAGCTCTTACTCTTTCTAAGTTAATAGTACCAGCAGAATATACTAAAGATTTTTTATCTATTTCTACTTGTCTTTTATCTGCAGAAAGATTTGCATCTTTTAACTGAACTTGTTTTTCAGCTATTTTTATATCATTCTCAATTTGCTTAGTTACAATTTCTTTTATTGCAACTTGAGCAGCTTCTGCTTTAGCATATCTAATTACAGCTTCACTTAGTTTATTATAAGCATTTACAGCCTTTCCTGCAGCTATTTCTTCAGCAGAAAAATTACTTAAAAGTTTTGGATATTCTTCTTTAAGTTTCTTAGCAGCAGCAACTCTGTCATCCATGCTTTTGTTTACATTGGTAGCTATACCATATAAACTATCTAGTTTAACCTTTTGTTCAGCTAGTGAACTTGCAAACTCTTTATTATAATCAGTTGCTAATTTAACTTTACTACCAAAGGTTATTAAACCCATATCCATAGCAGTCAATACTGCAACTACAGCAGAAATTGCAAAGTAAACGCCACCCATTCCAGCAGCTAGTGCAGGTAAGTTATTTTGAATACCTCTAAGGCCGTACGGTAAATCTTGAATAATTAAAGAAAGATTAGTCCATTGCATATTGGACTTCTTAACATTATTACCAGCAGTTCCTGCTGCCTTACCTACATTACCTAAAGCTTGTCCAGCCCTATCAGCAGCTTGTGCAGTTTGATCTAAATTAGCATTTACAAGTTGTATTTCCCTTCCGAGTACTTTAGATATAGCATCCGAAAGCTGTTTAACGTTTTTATTAAACTCTGCAATATCTAGTTCAATCTTAACTTTTATATTCTGATCAGCCATTTTGCTTTATTGGTTTTACGTTTTCGTATTTTTTAAGCACTTCACTCAACTCTTCGTTGGTCATCACTCTTTGCTTTACAAAGTTACGATTATCACAATCAAGTGGTAATAGTTCTTTTGCAGTAATCTTTTTACCTTTAGGTAGCTGTATATTTATAAGCATTGTGGTCATCCATCTAGTCTTTACCCACTCTTGCTCTTCTTTATGACGGTAACCATACCAAACAAAGTCTAATTCAGCCATGGTCATCTCCCAAAACAAATGGGGAAGCACTTGGCACTCCCCCATTGTATATCTTTCAATATCAATCCACTCTAATTTTTTTTTACTTCGCTATCTTCGCTTTTGCTTGTAACACTGTTTTCTAAGCCACTATTCATGCTTTCTGATAAAGCAGACATTACATCTGCAAATTTAGATCCCCCAATACCTCCTAATTCATCTATCCAGTCACAAACTTCAATATCAGTTATTGTACTTGTAGTACCCTTAGATACATATTCGTACTCAGCAGCAGACTTTAATAAGTTTACAATAGCATCTAATGCTTCGTTCCCTCCTAAAGCATCTCCTATCTCAGAAGGTCCAATACCTTGTAACTTACAAAATCTTTTTAAAGACCAAGTACAGAAACGCAATGGTACAACCTTACCGCTAGTAAGATTTAGCTCGTAATATCCTCTCATATTTTGGTGTTTTTGGTGTTATTATGCGTTGGTAGCCTGAGTTAATTGACCGAATCCTGTGAAAGATGCAGAGTAAGTAGATGGCGACTCCATGTCAGCAGTAATATCTAAACTCTCTACAAATGCAGAACCAGACCAAATTAAGTCACCTACTATTGGAGTACTTCCATTAACTGTAGTAAACTTAACTGTAACTGTTGCTCTACCATTTAAAGCAGAGAAAATATCTCCTACTACATAGCTTGTACCTGTTGGTTCAACTGTAGTAAGACCATCTGTAGTTAAAGACCAACTACGCAAACCTGCGATTTGGTTAGCCCATCCACCACTTGATTTAGTTGTTGCATCTGGTAAGTCAGCACTTACTGTTAAAGAACAAGATGTAGAGTGAGCTACAACTTCAGTTCCTACTAGAACTACTAGGTTTGTACCATTAAAAATTCCTGTTGTTGGCATTTTATTTTATTTTAATTTTTTATAATATTTGAGTTACAAAATGTTCCATTGTGATTACTCTTCTAAAAATATAAGCTTCATCTACATAATCAAAGGTAGCGAAGTTAGTACCAATTTTACGAGTAACTATTTTAAAGTCAGGAGAAGCACTTGGGTAATCTGGTACATTAACGCCTATGATCCCTAACAATTCGTTAGCCCACTGGTCTACCGATTTCTGCCCTACTTCACCTGACTTATTCGTTTTATAAACAATATCAAACTGTATAGTGACATCAAAGTTATAACTCTGCTTGTCGCTATTTTCTGCCGATGTTTGACTGCTTATAATTAAGAATGGAGGGTTAACTGTATCAGGCGCAATAGTATCATAAACACCCAAAGAAAAACTTTGTGATGCTAACTTATCTACATAAGCCTTTCTTATAGCTAAACCGCAATCTTTCATTAAGCTTCTGTTTCTACTTTTACTTCCTCAGGATTTTGCTCTTGAGCAAGTTTTGATAAGAACTGGGTTAAAGGTAAACC